GTCCGCCAGCTATAAATTTATTAGTTCCTGTATAACCACCATATGTAATACCAAAAGATCCTGTTGGTCCAGACGCGCCAAATATAGATGATCCTAAAGATGTCCATCCAGTTGCATTTAATGAGTTATATAAGACCCCATTAGTTGAAATACCAGCAAATACTCCAACATTTTGATATTGTTGTATAGAAACATTATTATTCTCAACAGTTGTATTAAATTTAATAGTAGTAGCAGTATTTAAAGAAAATGTTTGAGTCGTTGTATCTAAAAATACTCCATAGTATCCTAAAACCCCACCTGGTCCTTGTGGTCCAGTATATCCAGTGTATCCTGTTGTACCCGTAAAACCTGTTGCTCCTGTATTACCTGTTGCGCCTGTATTCGATGCAGAACCTGGTAAACCTGTTGGACCAGTATATCCAGTATATCCTGTGAATCCTGTTACACCTGTGTATCCTGTATAACCTGTATATCCCGTGTATCCACTATAACCTGTATATCCCGTATATCCCGTATAACCTGTATATCCAGTCCATCCTGTATAACCTGTATATCCTGTGTATCCTGTATAACCTGTATATCCAGTCCATCCAGTATAACCTGTATATCCAGTATATCCTGTGTATCCTGTATATCCTGTGTATCCTGTATACCCTGTGAACCCAGTATATCCTGTGAATCCCGTATATCCTGTGAATCCAGTATATCCTGTGAATCCAGTATATCCTGTGAATCCCGTATATCCTGTGAATCCAGTATATCCTGTGAATCCAGTATATCCCGTAAATCCTGTGTATCCAGTCCATCCTGTATATCCTGTATAACCTGTATATCCTGTGTACCCTGTGAACCCAGTGTATCCTGTATACCCTGTGTATCCTGTATACCCTGTGTATCCTGTGTATCCTGTGTACCCTGTTACACCTGTGTATCCAGTATATCCTGTATACCCTGTATATCCTGTTGCACCTGTGAAACCTAATGCTGAAAACGTTAGAGATTGATGTCCATGTATATCTACTCCTCCTACTATATTCATCCCTGTACTTGCTATAAAATTTACAGTATCTAAACCTTCTGCTGTTAATTCTAAATTTCCATCTACTTCCCAATATTTAAATGTACTATTCATTGAAATAATTGCTGTTCCTGTTGGTCCTTCTGATACCGTAAATCCTGAATCAACATCAAATAATATTTGATCTATATTTTGAAAACCTGTATATCCTACTCCAGTCGTCCCTACTGATAAACTAAAATTTGGATTCACGCTATAAGTTAATTCACCTGTATTTGTGTCATATACAATTGGATTAAACACTTGATCAGATTGTTTTAGATTTAATAAATACATTGAATCTACTAATTCTATATTTAATGATTCTTGTATATTAGATATTGTTATCGGTATTGAACCATTATAAAATGGATGAGATGGATTTAATAATGTTTGTAAATTCCATTTCCATAATATATCTGCTTCTATTCCTTGTCTTTCTAAATTTGTTACACTCCTATTTACTATTACTAATTCTGCGATTTGTGAATCTACTCCTACTATACTACTTCCGTTTAATGAATTTATAAATATATTTGAACCAAATAAATTTGAAAAATTATCAGGACTTCCTAATGTATCTACCGAATAAGTATTCACTCCATTTACATACATAGATATTAAATTTGAATTTGGTGTGTCTATCGAAATAAATTCCAATAATTGCCATGTATTACTTGTTGTATTTTGAAATCCTTGCACTGATTTAGAAACTAAAACATTTGAATTATTTATTTGATTTATTAGATAATTATTATATGATGAATAATAACTTGATAAAAAATAAAAACTTTCTGCTGTTGATAAACTTTGTCCTTGTATCATTGGACTTGACGTTGATTGATTTACTGGTTTATACAATAAGAATACTGAAAATCCTTTTCTATTTAACGGAATATCTGATAACATACTTTGTTGTATGTTAGTATAATTCACAACTCCTTTACCATTTAAAACATTTGATGAATATGTTGGTATTGTTCCAGGTACTGGAGATAATGCTGTATAACCATTTACTTTACTTACCCAAGATATTACACTATCTCCATTATTATATGGTAAATCAGCTGAACTTAACCATAATAATAATTCAGATGTTTCTGCTATAAAATTAAATGGTCCTGTACCGCTATAATCTCCTATTTTTATTGTTCCTGTATTTTGATATACTGGACCTGTTGGACCTAACGATCCTGTTGCACCTGTATTAGTTGAATAACCGGGTGGACCTGTTGGTCCTGTGTATCCTGTATATCCTGTATATCCTGTTGAACCTGTAAATGAACCTGGTGGACCTGTTGGTCCTGTTATTGATCTACCTGTTGGTCCCGTCGCTCCTGTTCTTCCTGTGTACCCTGTATATCCAGTACATCCAGTGTATCCAGTATATCCAGTGTATCCTGTATTTCCTATGTCACCTGTCGGACCTGTCGATCCTGTATCTCCTGTCGCACCTGTCCTGCCTGTATATCCTGTGTATCCTGTTACTCCTGTTGAACCCATTGGTCCCGATTTACCTGTTGACCCTGATGGTCCAGTTGGTCCTGTTCTACCTGTTGATCCTGAATGTCCAGTTGGTCCTGTAAAACCTGTATGTCCTGTGTATCCTGTTGGTCCTGTGTATCCTGTATATCCTGTTGAACTTCCACCACCACCTCCTCCTGAACCAGTGTATCCAGTATAACCAGTTGGTCCGGTAACACCTATTAAAGTATTTAAATTTAAATCATATAACACATTATTATAAATATAAGAACCCTCTGAATTTGACACTTTAAATACCGAGTTATTTATTGTTTTATCATTCATCATTTTTCTTTATTAAAATATTTATAATAAATTTTTTTTATTTAAGTATATTTTTTTATTTAATATTATAGAAATTACAGGTTAAATTAGAAGTATTAACTAATAATTATTAGTTATAATTTTTTTATTAAAATTATAACTGAAAACTAATTAACTTAGAAGCATTTCATAATATATGCGAGTACGTAAAACGGTGGTATATTGTTGTGACCTGCTCCTCCTCCATCGCTTGAAATAGTATGTGAATGCCCACTTGTATTATCATCGGCTACATTTGTAGTTGTTAAACTTACTGCAACATCAGTAAATGTTGCTGCATATCCTCCTAGACCTGTATTTCCACCATGATCATGAGAAGGCATTTCGTTTTCAGTTGTAGTATGTAATACTTCTCCTCCAATTCTACCAACTGCTCCAGATAAATCTGTACTTGTTCTTGCTCCTGTACCTATATTAGTATTTCCTCCATCCACCGAAGAACCATTAACACCTGCTGCATTATTATTGTATGGTAAAACAAATCGCCCTCTTAAATCTGGTGTTGTTACACTATTTAAAGAACCACCATCACATAGTCTCCAACCGTTTGGTATATCTGTTTCATTTCCACCCCACATAATAATAGCACGTTTAGGTAGTACATCACTAGAACTTGATTTAACAAACCATTGACCATTATAACTTATCAATGTTATACCTTCTGAAAACCATATATTTCTAAAAGAATAATATCCAGGACTGTAATAACCAAGTATTATTAAACATATATTTTTTCTATCGTTAGAAGTACCTTCACCGTTATTTATAATAACTATAGATTTTTCTGTACCGTCTGCTATATTGCTATTATTTTCTAAATACACTTCTTTTCCAAATCTATAATCACCATTATTTACTGTTCCGTAACGATTATATCTTACCAAGAAAATATCACTTGTTCCTGAATCAGTTGTATTATCTATTGTATCTGCTATATTAGAATTTGGATCCATATTAAAACTCCATCCTTGATAAACATTTATTGATTCAGTATTAAATTCTCCACCTAAATAAACATGACCGTCACTTGTTGCTAATATACTATTATTAATATTTGTATTTGAACCACCTACTTTTGTACACCAGTCTACATATCCATTAGTATCATACTTGATTAAAAATGCATCATAATTACTTGTAGTTAAAGAACCGTATGAATTTGGATAATCACCATTACTTCCACTGTTATAAAAAAGTATATCTCCTTCAACATCACCTGTATATGAACCACTTAAATATACATTATTTGTATTTATACCTTGAATAAATCTATTATCTATACATATTGAAGGATAAGATGAATATCCAGATATAAAATTATACCATTGAATTATACCATTTTTGTTATATTTTCCAAAATATGTATTATATGTTGAAGATGTTGGTATTAGTATTTCAAATCTTACATCATCTTTACTTCTTGTATCATAAATATAAACATTTCCTCCTCCTATTTGTAATGCAATATAATAATTTCCTTCTGAATCAATTGTTGATACTGGTTGGTATATTTCACCACTTACCGATGAATTATTTGAACCTAATTTATTTGTCCATAAACATTTACCATTTGTATCATATTTTACCATAAAAAGATTTATATTTGAACTTGGTACTACTGTTATATTTTCTTTATATATAATATCAGTATCTACTCTATTATATACCGATATTGTATCCGTATATGTTCCTGAAATTATTACATTTCCATCATTATCACACGCAATTGATGATTTATTACCTGTTTCAACTTGACCATATAATGGAATACTCCATATATATTTACCTGTTTTGTCAAATTTTACAACAAACATACCTCTATCTCCATCTACGTTTATAGTATTTTTAATATTTTCACTTGTATCCCATATATTTACTCCAATATCATCTACTATATAACCTGTCAAATAAACATTACCGTTTTTATCAACCACTGTTATAGAATCAGACGTTCCATTACTTTCTGAATTGTATGCTTGAACACTTATATTCCATAAAAATAAACCATCTTTATCGTATTTTAATACAACTGTACTACTTTCATCTACGTTAATTGTTTTTATACTTGAACTATTATCTCTCGTTTCAAAAACAAGAATATTTCCTGAACCATCTGATTTTACTATCGTTATATAACTGTTTCCTTCTGCATCTGTATGTATTTGAGGATTATCTTTAAATCCATAATCAAAACCGATATGTGTTATCCATACATTATTACCAATATTATCATATTTAAATATTGCTATATCAGATGATGATGAATAACGATCTATACTAGAACTCTCTCCTGAAAAATTATAACAATATGATGTTCCACTCGTAAAAGCATATAAACCATAAACATTATTTTCTTTATCACTACTTAAACACAATTGTGATTCATTTCCATCTCCTCCTATTTTTGTTGTCCATGATGCATCACTTAAATTATTATAATCTATAACACTTAATTTTGTATTTACATCTATTACATCAATTTCATTACTTATACTTGTTTGTTCTGCTTGAATTTTTGGTATCCATTTCCCATTATTATTTATTAAATCTAAACAATCTGTAAGAATAATATTTTTTCTAATTTTATATCCAAATCCAGACGATAATGGTTCTAATATTTGACAATTTACCAGTCCATTATTTTTATTATCTGTTATTACTATTGATTTTTCATATGCATTTGGTATATTTGATACATCTTCTATATAAATATTTCTATGTGTATTATTATTTAACAATCCATATTTATTATATTTTATTAAATAACAATCAAAATTACCTTCATTTCTCAATATTGCTATTTCATCATCATTATAACCATTTGATGACACATCCCATATATATAAATCATCATCATAATATGAACCACTTACATACACATGTCCTTTTCTATCTACTTGAACATTTGAAGGTAATAATGCATCTCCTAAATCTAACTCAATCTCGTTTGTATACCCAGCTGATGTTGTAGCCCATTGAAAATTACCATTCCCATCAAATTTTGACAATATTGCATGAACCATACTACCTTCCATAAAATATTCTTTACTTGGTAAAGTATACGCAACTATTCCATTTGAACTTGCGCTATAAAAATTAAATCCACTTCTATAATAATCTACATAGCCACACAAATGTAAATATATATTTGGATTATATTGTCCTGATATATATTGATTATCACATACGATTACGGGTTGAAATACAATATCCGCTCCTTCTTCATTTTCATTCGCTTTTATAAATGTGTTCCATTGATATATACCATTATGATTAAATTTTACTATAGAAACAAAAGCTTCATGTTCAAAATCGTTTTCATATGAATATACTGGTTGTACTGTTTCATTTCTTGTATCATAAATTTCATAATTATTTAAATAAATATTAGAAAAAGATAAGTATAAATTTCCATCCGCATCTACACATGTTCCTGATTCTATTGCTCCACTAAACATCATTTCTTCTGTTTCTGTAAATACACCATTATACCATTCATATATTCCTAAACTATTATATTTTATTGTAAAAATACCTACACCTGTTTCTCCGCCTAAAACAACGTTTTCTATTACTGTACTATCTGGATTATAAATAATAACTGAAGAATAAAAACTTGAAGTTAAATATAAATTCCCACTAGAATCAGTATTTAAACTAATTCTTATAAATTTAAACAAATCTGGTGGTCCTACTTCATTATTTGGAATTAAACCTCCTTCTATATGATTTATCCATAAAAATTTACCTCTATAATCAAATTTACATATAAAATATGCACTCGGTCCTTCGTCTGCTCTCGTAAATATTTTTACAGGTGTTTCATCATTACTTGTATCTATTACTTCTATTGAATCACCATCGAAATATCCACATAAAATTAAATTCCCTTCTAAATCACCTGTTACTACTGCTGATGAAGTAAACGATAAACTATCTGGTAAATTAATTGCTATTATGCGAATATTCCATTGAAATTCTCCTTTATTATTATATTTTACAAAAAGTGTATTTGCATTATCATCAAGACCAGATAATGTTTTTACAGGTGAATTTATATTATTTACATCATATATATTTATATCTCCATCTTCATAACTTTGCATTGTTATAAAAACATCTCCATTACCGTTTACAAAAACACTTGGTTCTGATTTTGCATAATATCCTCCTATTCTTGTATACCATTGATTTACGCCTGCTGAATCATATTTTGTTATAAATAATGATTTATCTCCATCTAAATATAAACTACCTACTGGCACTGTATTATTTGTAAAATCATATATACCTAATTCTTCACTTTCATAAACACCTGCCATATACACATTATCATATTTATCTAAATACATTTGTGGATTTAAATCATCACTACCTCCTCCTATTCTCGTATAAAATGTATTTTGAAGATTATCATAATTTACAAAACTTGTTTTTGTATTTACGTCTATTACATCCAAATCATTAACATATTCAAATTGATCTGCTATTATTTTTGGTATCCAGATTCCATTTTTTGTTATCAATTCTATTGCTTCTGTTATTAAAACATTTCTTCTAACTGAATATCCATAATTCTCTTTCTTCAAAATTTGTAAATTTACGACTCCGTTGTTATCATTATTTGTTAAAATTACTTCTTTACAAAAACTATCTGGTAAATCTGAATTATCTTCTATGTATAACAATTTTGGATTTGATGTATTTAATAATCCAAATCTATTATACTTAATTATAAATATATCTGACTGATAATCTGACTCATTTGCTTTTGATAATGTTGCTATTGGTTTATCATTATTTTGACAGTCATAGATATTTAATAAGTATTCATAATTACCCATTAAATACACATGACCATCTTTATCTGCTGAAATACTGACGTCCCATACATCAGGTTCAGAAGTTGTTGAAGTTGATGCTGCAACTTTTGATGCCCAATTAAATATACCATCTTGATTAAAACATGATAAAAATGCATTTTTACTTTCATTGATGTCATCATATTTTAAAGTATATGCTTTATATGTTAAATCGGTTGAATTATAAAAATTCATATCTCCATAAAACTCTCCAGATAGATATATATTCGTATTTTCATTACCTTTAATATATCGATTATCTATGGCTAGACATGGTTCATATTTATTACTAAATCCATCAACCGCTGTATACCATTGGATTACCCCTGATTTATCATACTTTACAACTACTAAACTTCTTGACCCTGCTTTTAATGAAAAATCATATGCGGGTAATAATTTATTTTCTGTATCAAATAAATATATTGGTTCATCATCTGCTTTAAAACTAACATATATATTTCCATTTCCATCTATTATTGTATTTACGTTATTTACATCGTCTTCTAATACTGCAAGTTTCCCATACCAAATAAAATTTCCATTTTTATCGTATTTGATTAAGAATAAATTATCATAACCATCACTACCTGTATATGGACTTATTGTCGCATCTGGACGAGATATATTGGTATTTAAAGGATTATATACTTTCAAATTTGAACTAAAATTTCCAGATAATATTACATTACCTTCTAAATCATTGTCTACAAAACATCGAGTACTATAATCTGGGCTATATTCCATCTCTATATGATTTACCGCTTTTTTAAATAAATAAAAATCAAAAGTGTTCTTGATTTTATATTTATTAACCCTATTTTTAGC